GGGTCAACTAAAGTAAACTCAAATTTGCTAGATGCTATATCCTGTGCTTTTTGATCTTCATTTTTAAACGTGAAAGAGAGAGGGTTTGACACTCCTTTGTACAGTTTTATTCGTCTATCGTACACAGTAGAATTCCTTCCATGATAACCAGATGTGTATACTATTACCACATTGTTTAGTAAATACCTTGATACAGTTTGCATAGTTCATTGCTCACTGTATTTATTGAATATACTATGAATGAAATTTTTGAAACTCTAAAGACCAAGTTCCCATTCTTATCGCTTATACGCAAAGGCGACCTAGAGTATGTGGGTATAATACAGAATCAAGATAATCAAGTTACCACATTCTATGATTACAGCAGAATTATGTTACCGGCAGATAAAATGAAGTTTTTAAGACTGGGCGAAACTTGGTGGTGGGAATCCAATAGGAAAATACCCATTAATATATTTCTTAAGAAAGACTTTGTCTATTTTAGAAGCACAACAGTAACCCTATCCACTAAAGATATAAAAATTGCACACGGACCGGTGGTACGTTTGGATGATATATCTAAAAAAAGAATCAAACGCAGAACCATACAGTTGATGCGTCGACCTGTTTAGATCGTATTTCGTTTTATTAAATTCATCTGCACCACAATTACCTGAGCATATGCAACTGCATGTGATTTTTTAAAAAAGTAACTGTCATCAGTGGGTTTTAGCCAAACTTCCTTCAATATCTCTGACCAATACTTGTGCATGAGATGTCGCTTGGCAGGCCTAATGATTGCCAACACAGATGCCAACTGTTCAATATTTTTTGGTTCCAGTTTAGAAACTATATCAAAATGTCCATTGATATGAAACAGTTGATCCACGATATTTTTATCTTTCAGCACGTCCCAGTCTGGTTCTTCCAGCATCAACTCTACTAATTCTTGTTCTGTCTTGATGCCTTCATAAAGATTTACATTTAATAGATCTATTTTAAAATATCCACGCTCTTCTGCTCTTTTGTAATCAAAACTACAACAGCTATTGATAGGATCCACAGGCACTTCTTGAAAGTACACACCAGTTTTATGTTTTTCGATCTCTTCATCTTTGATGATGGCAGCAGGCACATGTTTGAATAACTTCAGTGCTTGTTCTCTATTTGCAAAATCTATATCTACATCAGGCATCAGTTGTATTTCTTTCTATTGGTTTCTGATCGTATCAACGCACCTTTTTCTCGATCAATAAATTCCAACACATCCAATGTCAGTTTATAACCCTTGCTCTCCTGTGCAGGATTATTAACTTCTGGCAGAATCACTTCGCCAATAGATCCGTTTTCTTTGATCACTATGATACAATCTCCATCGGCCACGTCTATGCCTTCTTCCACTTTAATTTTATTACTCAATTTTGGCCTCCCGTGCTGTCTCCTGTACAAATAAAGCATCTGCCATGTTGGTTTTAAATCTGTTTGACCAAAACTCTGGATTAATAAATCTTTGTATCATTTGTAATTGTTCGTCTGAAAATGATTTTAACATTTTTTTGCCAGCCGAACAACCAAGCACTAACCACGGAGATAATTTGCCAGTTTGTATGTGTTGCACAGATCGCGGAGTATTAACCAAACGGAAATAATCTGCCCATTGTACGTTCTGTTCTTCCGCCCAATCCATCATGGTCTGTATAGATCTTGTGAGAGCCGCTTCCACCGGTTCCGTCTTGAGAGTGTCTATGAGATAAGCCTCGTAGAGATCGTCCCGTGCCCAATGATCCAATTTAATTCTTGAACGTATCACATAGTCAACATATTTTTCTGGATACAGAGGATTGATATTCATAATGTATCTGCCAAATTTTACAAAAGCATTATAGTAGGCACTCTTGCAAAAGTCCTCATAGGATTTGGTTTTATTATTATTCTGATGCACTTCATAAAATCTTTGGAACACCATGAAAGCATTCTGCACCCACTTCTCACTCTTTTGCAGATGTCGACGTTTGGGCTCACACACATGCACCTGCAGAGTTCTCTCTTTTGTAAAACTCTTGCCACAAAACGTACAGGTGTTAAGATTGTTTTCCATGATCCTCTAGCAGTTGTTCTAGTTCGCTGTCGGTTATGAGTTTATCCAGTGTTTCTAGATCTGATTGTTTGGTGTTGGGATAAATGTCCATGAGAGTTTGCAAAGACTTGTTGGGAGTTTTCTTCATGGGCTTGATCCACGGATGGAACTGTTGTTTTAATCCCCCACACATGGAAGTTAGTTGCCAGCAAAGTTTTTTATGTTTGCTGCTCAATGTAAAAAGATGTTTATTAACAAACTCATTGATCATTTCCACGTAATGTTCTTGATAGAATCTATCGCCCGATACCGCAGAAGCATAACGCATGATCATGTAAGGACTGTACAGGGATCTCTCATGATCATCAATTCTATCGTAATAATCTTTGTTACGAAAGTCTATGGCTTTCATGCCATTCCTTAATTCAAAAAACTTTTTTTTCTTTTCTTCACTCATCTTCTCTCCATGTTAGTGCAAACACCGATGCATGCTTGGGATTTTTAAAAGTTATTTCTATGTTCTTGCCTTTTAACTGATAACCTTGTACGTTTAATTTCTTTTTTTTAGCATGAGCCATGATCCATTCAATGTAATGTCGATTCATCAACACAGGTATCTCTCGGTCTTGCTCATCTGGAACCAAGATAACAGGTGCTTCCATACGAACCACGTTGTCTTTTATCTTTACCATACCGATCCGTAATCCATGAACTCTGATTGTCTAGATATGTCCTTGACAAAATAAGCACATGGAGGATTGTCATCATCTGTGAGCGGCACTGCTAATATCTGTCCTGATTTAATTTTTGGAAAGTACCACTTGACTTCTTGATATATGTCCACAATGTCCACTTCAGCAAAACTGGGTTTAGAATCCGATATAGGATTAAACATAAACGCATTGAATCCTCTATCATTTAAACTGGTCAATGGCAACACATGTAATTCTCCCTGTTCGGGATCTCCTATGATCATTTTCCAATCCAACGGCATTTTAATTTTATAAGGCCCAATCTGTAGCACTGCTGCTGGAGCATTAAATGATTCTAAGAATATTAATGGTATAAAGAAATAATCTGGATCTGCTGGATTAGAATTATCTAACACTGCAAATCTTAATTTGTCGTCTACATATTCTGGTATTTTTTCTAGTATGTAGGTCTTATTTTCTAATGTAAGGATTTTCATAATCTATCTTTTCTATATTATACGGGTAATTGGCCTCTTTGTAAAACTTTTTTCTTTGTCCAAGATGTCTTTTTGCAAATTTACAACTGGAAGTTATATCCCATATGTTAACGTGATCTTTGTCTTCTGCTTTTCTTATACCTCTACCAATGCTCTGTATCACACGTACAAAGCTCTTACCAGGCTCTATTAATACTAAATTAAAGATTCTAGGTATGTTTATTCCCACCGATGCCACACCATAGGTGGCAATGATAACTTTGCGCTGTGCTGTAGAAACTTCATCGTAGTGTTCTTTTCGCTCAGTATTTTTTGTAGATCCAGATATAAACACACTGTCTGGTATTTTCTTTTCTAACAACTCTCCGGCAGATATTCTATCCACCAGGATCATTGTATTGCCTGTGGTTGCGATATCTGCAATGGTCTTTGCGATCCACGACATTCGAGTTTCATCAGTGGTTAACCATTTTAATTCTTCTTGATAATTTTTAAATTCTGGATGGTCTTGAGTTTGTAGAACATTTACATTACAGTTAGCCAATACCCCCTTGGCTTGTAGTTCTTTAGCTGCTATCTTGTTAGTTACTTCTCCTATGCTGCATCTCAATCCATAAAATTCATAATCTGCTTTTGGCACAGTGCCTGTAAGTCCCCAACGTATGCCGCATCGAGCAAATGGACCAGTGAGCATTCTTTTTAACACGTCGGCCTTGGCCATGTGCACCTCATCCACTATAACAGTATTAATATTTTCTATGGCCTCAAGGAATGCTGTGGTCTCATTATCACGGCTTTTCTTTTCCAGCACGTTTAATGATTGCCAAGTGGCAATTGTGTTATGTCTGCCTAATTCTTTTCGGTCTCCATAGTATACTCCCACGTCGAGATTACAGGCCAAAAAATCTTCTTCTGTTTGTGTTACAAGACTTTTATTTGGCACAATAGTTAAAGTACGGCCATAATTTTCAACCAATCTACACAGAGCCGCAGTGACGATTGTTTTGCCCGCTCCTGTGGCGATCTCCTGAATACATTGAGGATTCTCTAGGAATTTGTT